TACAGTTGAATACGCATCCTGTGTGGTGGGCTGAGAATGAAGGAGATTGGGAATCAAGAGTACATGATCTCAAACTTGATGTAGAACTGGACAAGAATATAATCAAGGAAATAAACAGTGTAAGGGCATACAGGGAAAAACTTTTAAGCCAAGGCAAGCACTAAATAACATGGATTATAGGGGTGGAATCTGCCTCGACTCTTATGAGGAAATACCAGAGAACTACAAGGATGTCTTGTATATAGGGAAAAACGTCATCATAAAAAGCGGAACCATACTAGCAGGTGACGGATTTGGTTACACTTGGCCTGCTCTGCTCCACAAGGAACACAGACATGGTGTGCAAATACATGAGAATGTCCACATTGGATCAAACTGCACTGTAGATCGTGGTCGAACAAGAGATACAATAATAGGGGAAAACACCAAAATAGACAACGGAGTCCACATAGCACATGGAGTAGTAATAGGAAAGAACTGCCTTATTGGGCCTCACGTCACAATAGCAGGCTCTGTAGAAATCGGGGACAACTGTCAGATATGGTCTAATTCATTCATTCACCAAGGAGTAAAGATAGTTCCAGATTCAGTAATTGGCTGTATGTCGTATGTTAGACATGACATAAAGCGTAAGGGAGTATACTACGGTATACCAGTAAAGCGTAGAGGCTTTTTGAGCTACTTGTTTTGATCAAAGTATACCATGTGGTAGTAAAGGAGTATAAAACAATAGAAGAACTCTCAGAAAATGAATGGGGGGGGGGTAAAACACATTGCCCCAGAAACTGATTCTGAAATTTAAAAAAAAATTCTGTGACCTGAAAACGCTATTACACCTATAGCAATCCTGTTGTTGTTGCTCCCGAAAATTTACGCAGTATATATACTATATATAGGTATAAATACTATATATAGGTATATATACTATATATAGGTATATATACTATATATAGTTATAAATACTATATATATTATATATACTGTCCCCATCATCGCATGGCTGAACCATACTCTCAACGTGCGACATTCGCACCTTACCACGAAACTTGATTTTTGCTCAAGTCCGCAATAACCCCTTTAAGTACCCTGGATATTTAAACCCTAGTTTTCCTGGTCTTTATATACATAAGAAATCTACCCCGCCAAATCGGGGTTAAATACTCAAAAATGAGTTCTTAAGGGTTGTGGTTTGACATCCTGATAGCAAACAAATATAAACACACATGGAAAAAACTCGATTATGCAAAAAACCGAAAGTGTGAAAATCACAATGGACACAAACGGCTTCACAGTTGAGGCGCAAAGTGAGAAAATTTACAATTTTTTCAAAGAAAATTGTGAGGTAATAGCTAGAGGTGAAAAACTAGTCTTCACACCATACTATAGTCAAGATTATCCGATTGACTCACGAATAATACGAACGGCTATTTTTTTACCACATTTGAACAGCATCCCATTTTTCAAAAATGCAGACTATGGAGTAATGCCCAATCTTGCGATTTTAGCCTCAGTTGATATTAGATTTGGTGTAAAAATGACTTATACGAAAAACGGTATTTTGACCAAATCTGAAATTAAAAAATTAAACGAAAATTTCCACAAAGCGGTAAACCGCTTAATGACATTAGCTTCTGAATATGAAGCAAACCATTTAGGACTGAAAATATCAAAAATGCACCGTGAGGCAATGGCATGATAGAAAAAATCGGTATAGAAATAGAAGGCGCATGGAATGACATGATGGATGAATTTTTGACTAATGGAGTTTTCAGAAGAGATGGCAGTGTGGACATCGAAAAAACCCAACAGTGTGAAGGTTGCAGAGATGGCTGGGATTCAGAATATGATTGCGAGTGCACAGAAGGATTTGCATATGTAGGCGAACTGGCTTTTGAACCAAAAATTACAATTCGTGAGGCACTAGCTGAACTAGAAGGTTGTTATCCAGACTATACCAATAAATCATGTGGGCTTCATGTTCATTTTTCAATGTCGGATTTAGAATACTCATACATAGTCCAAAATTGGAAAAAATTCTATGCCGATTATTTCCAGTTTTTGAAATATTGGGGCACAAGTCGACAAATTAGAGAAGGGTCACAATTCTGGAAACGGCTCAACGGTGAAAATCATTATTGCAGAAAAGGAATTGATAAGCGGACAATAAATCGTCAAATGACAAACCCAGATTATGATTCAAGCAGATACAACCACATTAACTTCAGCTACGCAAAGCATCATACAATAGAATTCAGAAGCGCACCCGCATTCCAGAAAAAAATTCTAGCAATAGATTTTGTACGCTCATTATACGATTTTCTGAATATGTGGCTCATGTCAAAAAATATTCAACCAATAATAATGGAGATTGAATTATAATGTGTGTTATTGCAGTATATGAGAAAAACTATCCAAGTGGTGAAGATTTAATCAATATGGAATCAATGAACCCACACTATGCAGGTATTGCGTGGCGTGATAATGGAAAAATCAAATTCAAAAAAGGGATAAATGCGAAGGATATAATGATGACCATAAAAGAAGAGAGAATCCAATTACCATTTGTTGTTCATTTCAGGATAACAAGCGTCGGTATCACAGACAAGCAACTAAACCACCCATTCCCGATAAATGAAAGTGCAAGCTTAGAATTAGAAGGTGAATCTGAAAGTGTACTTTTCCATAATGGTACATGGACCGATTACAAAAACGAAATAAAGAATATCTGCCTTTTCAAAAATGTAAAAGCTCCAGACGGATTAATTTCAGATTCCAGAATAATGGCATGGGTTGCCCATCATTCTGGAGCTAATTATCTTGGTGCTGTAATAGGTGATTCCGACAAAGTGGTAATATTCACACCAACAGAGATTTTAAAATTTGGCAAATGGTACGATTTCAAAAAAGAAAGTGTATCAAATACATATTTTGAAAAATCTAATGATTATTTTGGGACGATGCCGAAGATTCTAAGTGAAAAGAAAAAACACAAAAAGGGAAAAAATAATTTCTATGAAAATTTTAAAAATTTGTCCTACAATGAATCATATTTAGTGAATGAATTATTAGATTATGGATTGAGTTATGACGAAATACAAAAAGCTGTAGAAAAACATGGCAGTATAAAAAATGCATATGAGAATTTGAAGTTTAAAATGTGGGATGAATACACACCATATTATGGTGATTATGGATGATACGTACATTATTATCAAATGATTTAGAGCAAGCTGACAAAATATTGTTTAGTTATCAGTGTCCTTATCTTGCTTTAGCTCATGTCTTTGGGTTTGTGGATGGTAATCACATTAGGAACTTTCCTAGCTCATTTACTCGATTATCACTTGGAAAAATGATAACTTTCAGATATGGTAATGGGTATAAAAAAATTAGTAATGATATTTTTCATCTCATCGAGGATGGATACAGTTTAGCGAAAATAGCAGAAATAATAAAGTAATTAGAAAAAAATGGTAAGAGAATAAGGGATTAATTCTCCAGTATCCACATAAGCACATCATCTTTTTGCTTTTCGCTGAGCCGTGCAAACAGTTCAGTTTGTATCCTTTCTATTGTCTTCATGGTTTTGCTTGTATTATTTTATTGATAATATTACAAGTCTAAATTACTTGACCAACTGGATAAATAGAAAAACAGGCCCCATCCCCCGTATAATACCGACTTGGTACCGTATGATACCGTAATTATTCGTATTGTACCGTACTCATGCAGTAATATACCGAACCGCCTGGTATTGTACCGTCCTGGTACCGTACTAGTGAGGTTAATTACCGTACTGGATTTTGTCAAAGTCCGCGAGAACCCCTTTATATCCGACATCCAATATTTATATTATATATACTATTTATACTATTTAAACACGGGGTGGGATACCAAGTCCGTGAGAACCCCTTTATAAAGGGGTTAAAAAAAATGCAACCACCGAAAAGGTTATATACTCCATGGCGCCCTGCTTTTTAAAACCGAAAAAAATCCCCGATAACCGTAATTACTTTAAGGAGTTGAAGAAACGCCTAAAGACAAAACTCCTTATCATGCTAACACCTGTATACACTAACCCTATTATTACTGCTGTAGAAAGTACCCCTTCTGCTATATCCTTTGTGAATATTGGGAGGAATGTCAAGTTTAGTATCATTGAGATGAAAAAGCCTGAACCTACATTAGTTATGGTCTCTATGATGCTATGTTTGTTACTTTGCATTGTAGCGAAGTTGTTTTAGGATCTCACCCATTATAACATTCTGGTCGTTAGAGAACTTTTTCAGGTCGTTAGAGAACGCAGTGTCAAAAGTAAACCCTAGTTCTTCAAGTATCTTGGTAGTCATATCACTAATACTTGCTACTACATGATCCCTGTCATTGCCTGCTATCAAGAGTAAATCTGCCACTCCAGTGAAGTAGCCAAACAGATAGGCCATTTTTGCCTCAACACTTAACATAGTACCTCAGCCTGCTCGCCTTCAAAGCCGAATACTTTCTCCTGTCTACAGGATTTAAGGCTTCTCTCAATCTAAGCATTGCATATATTAAATGTCTGCCTACAGCAGCACAATTTGGTGAACAGTATTTAGTATTTGAAGTTAATGTACCGCATATAATACACTTTTTCATAGTAACTCACACCTAGGACACTTTTTGATGCTTATCTCGGTTCTAGTCCTTAGTTCGTATTTTTTACACACTGAGCAGAACTTTTTCATTTTGAACCCCACTGATCAGCCATTGCTTCCGCTATTCCTTTAAATGTCCTTGATCTTATCTTCCAACGGTCTTTGCCAGGACTTGTATAGTGTATTCGCTGGCCCTCTTTCTTTGGTAATTTTTTAAATTCATCATAGACATTGTTTGTAGGCTTTAATTCAGGCAGGTTTTTCAGCCAGAGACAGGTTGCCTTGCTTTCAGGATGCCCGAACTCGTAAGGCTGGATTTTCTGGGTATATCTTGGCAAAAGTGCGTACTTGTGCGGTATTGGATTCTCTATTGCTATTCTTGGTATCGGTGCGTTCCAAAGCGCATTAAAAAACTCGTTTGCCTTCTGCAGTTCATCCCATCTGACCTCATCTCTTGCCAGCCATGATACGCCACTATTGCACATATAGGTGCATGGTGGATGGCAGATTATCAGATCCCAGTGTTTGTCTAGATGTTGTAATACATCATCTTGAATATGAAACTCTGAATTATCATCACTTGGTAAAAGGTCACAACTATACGCATCATGTCCTCTTTTTCTAAATGCCTCTCTCACTACTCCAGAAAATTCACAGGCTACCAAGACACGCATGATATTATAGCAATAATACTAATATATTAAGCAATCGAATTATGCTTATGAAGTACACAACCATCAATATAAGGCCAGAAACAAAGGCTAGATTGATTTCTAAGATGTCTTATGGACAGACACCAGATGCCTACATTAACTATCTCTTGGATAAAGTCCAAGGATAATTTTCTTTTTTTGTCACAAAACTCGTGCGTGGACTGGAAATATAGGTTTCACGCCTAGATCTCCTCATTATATAAGACCATGATTTCCACTAGCTCAATGACCACTTTGGAAACAATAGACATATAGACATACACTGTACCTAATATGTTATATAGTATGAATGTTATAATGTATGTCTATGAAATCGCTTTTACACCCTCTCTTTTACGGAGTGGAAATATAGGGTTTATATAACGCCTGACTCTAGGCACAAAACCTTCATTTCCACTAGGTATATATACTACACCCCATGCGTGGAGTGGAAATGGTGGTCTAATTTGTACCAAAAAGTACAAAATTTGGTACAAAACCTTATATATTAGTTAAACCTAGTACAATCATTGGTTTAAAACCCAGAGAGAGATCCTAGGTTTATAGAACTCTCTCGAAATTTTTAGATAAATATCTTTAAATACTAAGAAACAACCCATTCATACATGAAATATAGCGCATCATTTACCAAGACGTCAAAAGGTAATGGTGTTAAAGAAGGCTCTGTTCTAAGCATAAAGGTAGATGGTTCTAACTTTTTCAACGGTGGAATATATCAAAAAGGATTCCCAATGCTTACATTCCAATCAGTACCAGGCGATATTGATTGCGAGGTATTAATCAAGCGAAAAGGATTATCACTAAAAGGAAAGGCAACTCTAAAGGTAAGAGCATTTGACTCTGAATGGAGAGGTGCTGGCTGGAATGACGAGTTCGAGATCTTTTAAATCATTTTTCTAAACATTTATATAATATAGCATTATCTAACAATATGAGAATCTCTCTTTCAGGTGAGAAACTCAACTTGAATATGGGACTCGGATTACCGTGAATCCTTTGGGTGTGGTAGCCGAACGACCCATACATTTTTATATTCATTTACTTGATAAATGATATGGAAAATCTTAAATGTATTCACTGTAATGCTGGTTTAAATTATAATCCATTACAATATCGTTGCGGTGCAAGACCTTCAGTATGTTCAGGTTGTCAAAGAAAACGCAGGCAGGAATATGAAAGAACACATATCAGTAAGCTACCACCAAGAAATTACAGAATACAAAAAGTAATCCAAAGTTTGAGAGCAGGAGAAATTATAAAACTTGACGACTTTAAAAAATTTGATTTTAAAACAAAAAAAACACTTAGTAGGGCAATACATAAGGAAAGAGATAAAGGACTACCAATAAAAACATCTGCTTTTTATCACTTATGAATATCATACACATATTCTCAATGGCAGGTGTCGCAGAGATGCTTTCAGACCAAGCAAATTCCAAAGGACATAAATCTTTTGTCTTGCAACTCCGTTCACTTGATCCTTTCAAGTTCGGTGATCACTATGGAACAACAATATATCACGAAAGTGTAGATACATTGCTGCAACAGGCATGGAGATATCAAAATGAGGTAGATTATATCATTTTACACGATTTTGTCGAATATTATCGGGAATTTCCACAAAATAAGCTAATTTTATACTTTCATGGGACAAAATTGAGGGATTTATTGCGAAATGACCCAGAATTTAATAAAATAAAGGACAAATTCCGTATAATTGTAAGCACTCCAGACCTCCTGGACATATGTCCTAATGCCTTTTATCTTCCTGCACCATGTGATCGCAAGTTATTTACAATGAGTACAGACCTCAATGATAACTGGTTGGCCATAAACAGGGACTATCAGAAAGAGTATATCGAACCAAAAATCAAAACAAGATACCCGAATGTGGAATATAGAAACCGTCAAAAGGAAATCATACCATATAATGAGATGCCACAACTGCTCAAAAAATACGGAAATTATGTAGATTGGAAATTTGATTATTCCAAACCAGAACCAAAGAGTGTAAATGCACATAGTTGTACTGCAATCCAGGCACTATCCTGCGGTCTAAAGGTCTGGGACAAGGATGGATTGGAGTTGAGTCCAATGCTTCTCTTTTTACATGACTCGGAAAAGGTAACGGAGAAATTTTTGAAATGGCTGGAAGACGACCAGAATTAAGCGAGAAACTGCACAGGTTGATCTGGGACTTGTGGGTGTACAAAGGAATGGGTACTGAACAAATCGCAAATCATATCAACTCTGATACTGCATTAAAATCCGAATTTGGAGAAATATCAAGTCAGGGAGTATACTATCACATTGTCCATATCCGTGACGAATTGGAAAAAACAGTAAATGAAGACGCACTCGATTCCTATGTAGGCGAATTTATCAGGGCAAAAGAGGGCTTGGATTCAGACATAGAGGCCATTCAAAAATTAATAGACAATGAACAAGCCTCAACACTTCCGAACAAGGACATTCTGTTAAAATTGATGAAGTTAAAACATGATGTAAAGGTAGACAGGTTCAGACTATTACAGGATGTGGAACTCCCAATCAGGGTGAAGAAACTAAAAAGAGAGAGAGAAAGAATGGTTGGCACAGTTCCAGTGGCACAATTAGAGGTGAATAAAGATGAAAGGATTAGCGAGCAAGGAAACACTGAGGATAGTAGCATCAGCAACAACTGAGGACTTGCCAAAAGTTCCAATCAAGTTCTGGTGCGACAACTCTGTCAGTAAATCCGAACACTGTTGTTTTTGGCACTATACGTTTTATCCAAAAGGTGGCCCAGAAAGGGATGGGATTTATCATCCTGTTTACGAATACGAACAGGAGTTGCTTAAATCCCTAGACGAACATAAATGTGTGGCGGTATATAAGGCTACAGGACTTGGGATTACAGAGTTCATGCTGTTATGGACTATATGGAAATGCTTTACGGATTCATTCTTCTATGGAAAGGTTGCCTGTATCATAACTGGCCCAAACGTTGACCTTGCACAGGATCTCATCTTGAGAACGAAAGACTTTTTAATCAAAAAAGGTCTACAATATGTTGATAGGGGTGCATACGAACTTGAAATCAACGGAGCAAGAGTCCAGTGTTATCCATCAAATAACATCCATTCAGCAAGAGGCATACCGCGTGTTAGTCTCTTTTTTGGAGATGAATCTGCTTTCTTCAAACTCAAAGACGATTCCATTGTTAGAACAGTCGGAGAGAGATATATTGGAAAGTCAAATTCTTGGGTTGTATGGGTATCTACAGCAGGCGAGACTCCGTCAGGATTCTTCTACGACATCATGGGTGAGCAAGACACTATCTACAAAAGACATCATTTCTATGTTGAGGCTGGCCTTAAAACAGATCCGATCACAAACACTTCAATATTCTCACCTAAATACATAGCAGAAGCAAGTAAGGCACGTTCATTTGAAAGGGAATATCTTGGAGTCTGGGGTAAGAACACTGGTGATATATTCTCACCTGAAAAACTGGAAGAAATAACATCAAAGGAATATACCTGGTCTGAAAATGATGAAACCAATGAGAGGATAATCGGATGTGATCCGGGATTCGGTTCATCAGAGTTCGGCATCTGTATAATTCAAAAACGCAAGGGCAAGAAGTCAGTCATATTCGCAGAGTCGTATCAGAGGGCGTCATATATCGACATGGTAGACAAGATTAACGCATTATCATCTAGGTTCAAGACTAAAAAAGTCATAGTGGATTCAGCGGTTCCAGAAATAATCAAAGACTTGAGGGACAAATGCCATCTCAACGTAACAGGAATATCATTTGGATCACACGGTGAAGCCATGCTGAATTATGCAGTAAATCATGTTGATAATCTAAATGTGGAAATACACCCAATGTTCAAAAAACTCAAGCATCAACTAATGACAATCAAGGTCAATTCAAAGGGATTACCAAACAAGGACAGACAGAACCCGTTTGACCTAGGAGACGCCTTTTTACTCGCACTGTACTATTATAAAATGGGATCAGGTGTAATAGCTGGCATTGGCTAAGTTATCCGCTTGTATTTTGCTTTCTTCATGTCAATTATAAACGATTTGTGGCCCCCAAGAGTGACAATAGGGATTATTCCATTCATATACGCTATATAGTGCATAACATTTATATCTTGAGTCTTTCGTAATTCATTCATTACCATTTCATCACTATAATACATTGGAAACCTTATCAATTCATACATATTCATATCAGCTAATCTCTGGATCTCTGGATGTGGCATGACTCCTTTACAATCCACTGGGGAATTGAGCATTACTTTCTAATAACGAACTTAAATATAAATAGATATGGTTTTATACCTAAAACTTAACGAAAACAAGTGGGCTTATGGGGATTACACTGACTCTGCAACCTACGATATAAGCGGAACAGTCTATCTGGATGCCAAATTTGCCTCAACCGCAACAATAACATCATTCACTCCAACTATTAGGTTTGTAGACCAATATAATAATACGGTATACTCCACTACTACAGGCATTTCGGTAAGCGCAGGATCAGGCGTCTTTACAATCAAATTCTCAGCAAACAATACACCAACACTTCAAGGATCATACAAAATACGACTAATCCTTACAGATTCTACAAATAGACTGACATGTGTGGGCGTAAACGGCTCGGATGACATGTTTTTTGAATATTAATACTTCCTTTTTTATGAAATATTAAAATTTAATTGAAATATGGGTGACATTTATAGTTCTTCAAGGCAAAGTACAACCAATAAGGCGAAAAGTCTACCAAGAGTGACCAAAAAACAACCAGAATACGTTGGAACTCTCTCAGTATTGGAATCATTCGATCATAAGAGTGAGGTAAACCAATCAGACTATACAACAGAGTTTACACCAGACAGGCCATTTACTGAGATGATAGAAGCCATTAACAAGGATCCAAGACTGGATATGTCTAGGGAAACATATGCACAAATGATCATGGGTTCTGGGTTGAAAATAAAAATATCAAAACGTTCTACGCAGGATCTTGTCAATGAATGGCTCAGCGAGATAAGGTTTGAGGAAATGCTTGAAGACGGATTATATTCCTATGTCGGTGTAGGAAACCTGTTATGGGAGAAAGCCCCAAAGAACGCAGATTTTGTAGAAATACCGATTGATACGATCAAATCAATCATAAGGGACAAGAAAGGCAATATCAAATCATACATACAATATGTCAACAACAAGGAAATCGCAATCCCAGCAAAAGACGTAATTCATTTCAAATTATCCAATGTATCAAGGGAAATATGGGGTAGGGGAATATTCCATTCCATACTCTCAGATTACGAGGATCCAAGAAGCGGTAAAACATACGATTCACCACTAATCCAAATGAAGGAAATTGAGGACTCGATGGCAGAGATATTCCATTCCTATGCAAGCCCATTATTGATGTTCCAGTTCGAGGATGCTGGTGAGGACTTTATCAGGCAACAGGCAGACGCACTAAAGAAAGCCAAGCCTGGAATGAAGATAGTCACTGACAAACCGTTCAAGGTTGAGAAATTCGAGGTCAATGGAAACGCCAAGTTTGATGGCTATGTAGAACACTTGCAAAAGGATGTCATAGAGCCAGGTTCTAAATTCCCACTTCAATTCTTTAACGCAGGATTTACCGCTAGGGCAGCATCAGAATCAACCGATTCCGTACTGATCAGAAAGGTCAAAAGGATTCAAAAGAGACTAGGTCTGCAAATTCGTGACGAAGTTATCATTCCATTCCTTAGAGGAATAGGAAACAAGACAAAGGCAGAGGATATTACCATTGTGTTCGAGTTTGAAAGCAAGGCAGAAATGACAGTTCCAGATGCAGTTACATTATACAGGGATAACGGTATCAAGAGGTCTGAATTGAGGCAATACCTACTCAAGACAACAGCATTGGATATAGATCAAACAGACATGAGTGACTTACCGCCTATCACAAGTGTGACTCCAACGAACAAACTTACTTCCGATAAGACCAACGATAATAATGTTGTTGAGAGAGCTATGCAAGATTTAAAGAACATGGTAAGCCTTAGGGAAGAACTAGACCGTGCTGACAAACGCAAGAAAACTGATGAGATAATCAACTTTATCAAGGGGTTAAAGGAATGATCAGACTATACTCAGATCAGGATTGTAAATTCGTTTTAGAGGCATTGGATCTAGGTCGTGTTGAACTTGGCAAGACTAACAAGTATCGAGTCTACATGAAAAACACCGATCCACAGTGGAAGATAGATAACATAGGAGTAGAGTCAGAGAACGCAGAACTGGCATTTGAATTTCCAAAATCACTATCACCGAACCAGATTCAGGAAGTCTTTATCTCTTGGACACCAAAACTAAATTCCAGAAAACCATTGAGTTCTGAGTTCAAATTCACTGGTGAAGTGCTTATTGGTTGACCTATTCACATTTAAATTATAACAGCGATTACCATTTAGACATAGTAGTTTCTGCTACACCAAGTGGGGGTAGGAAATTCATCTTTACCCAGACAAGGCACAAGATTCAGGTTCCTGTACTCGTAAAAGGTTCAATGGTTGCTGAAACATCTACACATTCTGGAATACATGGTACAATGAAAACTCCAATTGATCCAATTTCAGCATCATATAGCGGAAGCATAGTTCTGAACAATCCTTATGCGGTTGAGGGTAAACTGACATACCAAACAGAATCAAAATATAATGCAGACGGGAAAATGTCCGAAAAGACCGATATAAAAATGCTAGTGGAAGGCAGAAAGGACTATACCAAGGTAATTGCCATGCTAGAAGATCTAATAGAGATAAGAACTCCCAATACTTCTTATCATTCCAGCAGGGGTCAATAATTCATGGCAACACGAATATCAGGGCTAGCAATAATGCCTCGTGTAAGCAGAAACGGAGTATTTTATTGGCCTCAAGAATTGGAAAAGTTTGACGGTTTAGAAGTTCCTCTGAGATGGAATCACGATCAATCAGAAGAAGGTATAATTGGAAGGGCTAAATTCAGATTTGATCCAGTAAAGAATCAAGTACACTATGAGGCAGAGATTACAAATGAGATTTTCCAAAGATATGTAGATGAACATATATTTCAGGTTTCAATAGGTGCAGAAGTAGTACAGGATTCACAGATATGTCACCCAGAGGGCAAGGGTTGTTTCCATGCACCTGTACTTGGACAACCAAAGGAATTATCCATTGTTGAAGTACCCGGAATACCAGAATCCACTCTAAACATAATTGAGGCTACAGTCCAAGAACCACTCGGAAAATACGATACATTTGATGCTTGTGTAGCAGACCAAATGTCAAAAGGACATAGTTCCGATTCAGCACATTCCATTTGTGGTGCAATTAAAAAACAGACCGAAACTGATGTAACATCAGAATATGTTATACCAATTACTTCCGATAAACCAACCAACGTAAAAAACGATATGACAGATACATCTCCAAAAGAATTGGAGAACGTTACCGAAAAAGTAGTTACTGAGACACCAGTCGTTGCATCTATTGATACAACTAAGGTCGTTGAGGAAGTAGCAGCAAAGATCCAAGACTCTAACGAGAAAACCCTGAAAAGCGTTATCTCAGAGTTGAAGGAAGCTTGGACACCAAAATCCGAAGTTACCGAAACATCATCTAAAAAATATGTTGAGGAAAGCTTCTCTGATGAGGATGCCAAGGCATTTTTGAACAAGATCTTTGAATCAGGTTACGGTAGAATTGTCATGGATAAAGATGGTTGGATCAAAGCACACACCGTTCCAGTAAGTGGATCACATGGTGATGTTCAAGAGGCAGTATCAACTTCTGGTACAATTCCAGGTGTAGTACAGTCCTCAGAAATTGCTATTCAACTAGGCTCCAAGACAGTCAAACCAATCAGACAATTTGGTCAATACCAAACCGTTCCAGTTGGTCAAAATACCGCTAGATTCTATAGAATATCTGTTCCAAATGCAGGTGCTATTACCGAAAGTCCTACTACTGACATCACAGCAGTCACACACACCCTAACAGCAGTTGATGTTACTTGTAACATCAGAGGTTGGAGACAAGTAGTCGAAAAGGGTGAACTAGAGAATTTCCCAGCAGCATTCCTAAATGCACTGAGAGAAACTGCTAGACTAGAAGCAATTCGTGACGAACACAAGTTGATCGTTCAGGATCTTGCATCACTAGCTCGTGACTTTGGTGGAACAACAACTGCTCCATATCATATCAGTGGTTCAGATGGCTCAGCAGTAACTACAACTACATTGGAAGATGCTACAGGCGAATTTGACGAAGATGGTCTTACATTCGCAAAGCGATATTTGGAACAACTAGGACAGGACACAAGCCCTGGCAACCTGATTGCTTTCATATCACCACGAGGATTCAAGAGTTTGATGACCTCATCTGGTCTTACAAACTATACACAAATCGGCTTTGCAAACGTAACACGACTTGGACAACTAGAACAAATCTTCGGAATTGACATCATAGTAACCAATGAGCTGTACGTTCAAAACAACTCCTACAGAAACCTAGTTTGCGTAAAAGGCAAATCATGGGCTCTAGCTTCCCAGAGAGATATGGAAATCGAACTCCAAAAACTCATCAAGGGACAGTATTGGGATGTTGTATGGACTCATAGAATCGGTGTAAACGTTCTTGATGAAAACACTTACATCATTGTAAGTTCAAAACAAGACTAAATTACTTTCTTTCTTCTTTATTTTTTTTAATATATTATGAACAGGGCATTCTTTAGAATACTTGGTAATTTCGGAATCTCATTTTTCAGCCCACTAATAGGAATCAATCTGGGAAATACTATCTTTAATATGACAATACCGCTAATAGAGTTAATGATAATATCTGCCATAGCTGCGACATTCACAACAGGCTTGGCAATTTCTAAAGAGGCCGTGGAATATGGGAGAAAGAAAAGCACCCATTAATGAATTAGAGCACTGCAAAGTGTGGAAAGTGCTCAGTTCGTTCCTAGTTCTTACATAGGATTTATATATGAGTGTTTAATTGGTGGTAATATGGTCGAAACAGGAAAACTGAGATATTGGGCTCTTGGCTTCTATTCAGGGCTTGTTGCTCTGTTTGTAGCACTAGACAAAATCCCATTGGATCAAAACACCGCAATAGCGGTACTCGCACCAGTTGCAGCAGTACTGGCAGCAGATATTGTAAAACATAAAGACGGTTAGTTGCTACTAACCAACCTATTTTTTCTTTAGCTATATTTATAAACATTAGATTACATCTATTCATAGATGTTTAAATTAGGAGTAGGGATAAATTTCTATGATGATCCATTCGGCTTGCAGAGGATTCTAAACAATAAGGACTTTTATGATCTAGTCCATACATTCTATCTCATAGATGGAAGATATGCCCAGAGGAGTGACCAACCAGAACATGATCCCGCATTAGTTGACGCCATAATCAAACAGTATGAGAAGATTCATTATGTAAAGATGTTCGACTATAAACAGATAGAGAAAAGGAACAAGTATTGGGAACTCGCACAGGAACATGGAATGGACTTTCTAATAGTATTGGATTCCGATGAATATATTTGGATTGATCCAGACAAGTTCAAAGATACCCTTGAAATCTGTAACAAGAGGAAGGCTAGATGCTATCCAATCAAGCAAGATCACCCACAAGTGATAGAAATGCCCAGACCAAGACTGTTTAAATCCCCATTTGATTACAGACATAAACAAAGTGAAACCACCATATCACATGGCTCATTATATGATCCAGACGGGAAGGAGGTAATAAATGAAATGTACGAGTGGTTCAAAGACCATGAGAAAAGGACTGGGGTTGATGGAATCAAGATTTACCATGATAAGACATTCAGGACAGAATCAAGAATAATAAAAGATAGGATTTACTATGATGAGGTCAAGACAAGGTAGACGCTATAAAGTCAAACTCTTTCTCAAATGAGTCATCATGTTTTTTGTCTATAATGGTTGCATTAGTCCATTTGTCGAATTTATATGCATAAAGGCTTTCAATATATCTATTTGCCATTCGCAACCATTCAAATGCTGGCGGTATATCCATTCTCAACATTGCATTACTTCTAATAGTTTCTGATTATATAACCCTTATTATGACAAAATACGGAAGCACTGACGAAATGCAAAAATTGGCATGGGGTGGAGCCAAAGTATCTACACCAGAGATTGTCACTACTATACAGAATACCGTAACCAGTCTTATCAATCTTGCACTCAACCGAAATGATGATTTCACTACAGTCCCTACTATGATAAGTGATGTTGCAAATCTTGTAGGATCAGAAATACTTCGTTCAAGAGGTAATCGGGAAGGAGAAATGACAATTCCACAAATAATGGATATGATCAAAGCCTTACTTGCATCATACAGGGATCAATCCCCACAAAGTGACGGAAGATGGGGTAATGTGTGGTATGTCTAATGGCTATTTCGTTTACTAACCTAATCGGCTCAAGGGAGAACCTCGACAAGACTATCCGATACCAATTACAAACAGGATGGATATCTGCAAACGTTTCAGGAGTCACACCAAAGTTCTATTCCGACACGGAAGAATCGGACAACATGGCAACCGTTGATGAAGCTGCACTCAATTCTGTGAGGGTTAACCTTTTCAGCAGAGAGAGGACGGCAGATACAGATGTTAACGGTGATGATAAACATACATGGAAATTTAGATTACTAATAGAAATCCAAGGGGAATCATTATCAATTCTAACACAAATGGAAGATGAGGTAAATAGAATACTATGGACTTTATCACCAAATACAAACACCAGGCTGAACAAGAGTGACGGTTCGGCTTCAGAAGTGGCATGGTTTGAGGAATCAGAACTTACATTCAATAGAATACAGGCTGAGGGTGAAACTGACTTTACCCCAATATCACAGGCAGAATTAATCTGTATTTACTTTAGGATTAAAACTTAATACTTCTCTATATTCAGGGATTTAAAATTAATTCATGCCAGTATCAGCGCACAATGTAACAACCAAAAAGGACATTGTAAAGGAACTGCAATACGTCACGGAAGGAAACACCGTTACTACACCATCAAATTATGGCGTCACTCCAAACAGCTCTACTTTTACACTTGTAGGCAATAACATAGATCTTAACATTAATCCAGATGTAAAAATGTTCACAGTAGATGTACTAGGAACTGAGGATATTATAGACGCAGTAAAAACTGAATCACTTTATGCTTTTACCATTAAATTCAATCCAATTGATACTAACTTGTGGAGATATGTTTGGAACGCAAGCGGTCAAACAGTAAGTCCAGATTCTTCATTATCATTCACTTATTCATTTTATCTTGGTGGCACAGAATATTATCAACACATGAGAGGCTGCAGAGCAACTAGCGGAACTCTTTCTATGAGAAGGGGTGCTTGGGAATGTGACATGACATTTGTAGCCAAAGATATTACCATTCCAAGCACAACCACTGGTGATGGAGGAACACCAGTATATCAAACCTCAGAAACCTCAGCCAGTCCAATCATTCATACTGATGGCGGTGGAAGTCCGTTTACTTGGAACTCTGCAACTTATGGTGAGAGATCATTCAGCACCACAGTCACAAGAGAGATGGCAGTAATGGCAGTTAACGGTGAAACCGATATTACCTATTGTGAACCAGTGGCAAGAAGAATCACATTCAATGCAGATGTTTTCGCAGGAACAACTTCACAACTGACAACAATGTATACAGACTTTGAGAGCAAGACAGGAAGGACAGCATCATACAAATTCACATCTTCACCAAGCAAGACATTAACCTTTTCAAATGCAAGAATCACGGATTACTCTTATTCTCATGCAGCAGGCTCAAATGATGCCTTAATTGAGAGCATCACAGCAGTTGCAGAGTCAGTTACAGATCTATAGGTTTAAATACCATTCGTGACGAATTTTTGTATTGTATCTTGACACAGTAAAGAAAGTCTGGAAAATCAGAACTAAAGAATACAAGGTCTTAGAGGACATCCCAATGAAAGACTTGAAGTGGTTCAAGACAGAATACAAGAACGTCATAAAAAAGAACGAGGATGGGAAACTAACCCAAGTTGAGGCATTAGAATTTGATGAGATGTGGTGGAAAAAGTTATGCGAGATTGGGCTGCATAGCACCATGGATGATGTATTGGAATCCAACTGTACTGAAAGGGAATTTAGGGATTTCATGTCGGAGTTATACAATTTTTTATCGAATCTTTCGACAATAGACGCAGCCAAGCAGTCAGGTTTATACGATCAAGGGACAGAAACCAAAGACAAAAAGCCATAACTGATTATCCAGAGTTAGCAGAACACATACCAATCATTAACATGATGAGATTGAATTTCGGTAATCTCAAAGAAGTTCTCGAATTAAGAGATAAATACGGCATGGAATACCTCATGGAAATGCAATACATCTTATCTATTATAAACCAAGAAGATGAATTGGATGCCCGTTAAAGTAATTGGCGCAGATGTAGTAGCAAGGAATTTTAATGCCCTGAATGTAGGTGCAGCTGATCTTCAAAAACAGTTCTTAGACATTATCTCAAAGGAAACTATAAGGCTTTTACAACTCAATACGCCAAAGGAAACAGGTAAACTTGCAGCATCATGGCATGAAACAGGTAGAACA